CGAACATTCGATATTCCCAGCGAACGAATCAACCACTCGTACGAGTTCGCCTTCCAATTGAAGTAGCGAGCCGGCGGCCATTGTCGACGCCGGTGAGTACTTAAGCGTCTCTGAACTGGCTGTCATGTCTTCGGTAAGCGTTCCAGCCTCGTGAAGGTTCAGTTCATCGAGGTAGTGAATCTGCAGTGTTCCAGAGCTGATACTGGAAACGTTGGTCAGGTCGGCAAATCCAATACCTCCCAGTTCCAGGTAACCTCCAGTCCCCGTAGCTAGACCGAACGTCGGCGCCGGAGGAACGTCCACATCGTGGTTGGAGCCTGCGGCGCCGTCAATCGTGTGCCGAACGAGACTTGATAGCTCTTTTCGCGATTGAACACCCGAGCCATTGACGCCGTATCCACGAATCTGAATCACTGAACCGCTGTGATTCGGAACCTGGAAGGTTACGGGAGAACTAACCGATTCCCCGCCGGTGTTCCAGCCCGCATCGGCGACGCAGATCGTGCTGGAGCCGTCCGGAACTACGTTCCATTTCGGAGAGATGGTGATGTCAGCCGGTCCGTTGTCCACGATGACTCGTTCCTGCCCGGCGCCAGTCCCAGCGTGAACCCGCAGAATCCGGTTCTTCAATGTGCCTGGCGTTAGGTTCCCACCACTGATGACCAGGTTCGTAGCGCCCGCGCTGCTCACGGCAACGGGCGGCAGGTATTCGCTCCGCCATTCGAACCTCGCCCGCGCGAAGTGGGGGTCGGGAGGGCCGAGCGGCTGAGACGCCGCCCCTAAATCGGTCCAACTCCCCGTAAGTGCGACGCCGGAAGCAATCCGCCGGATCTGCCACGGATCGTGACCACGATACACGTTGAGACTCAAGGCGCCCGTTGTGGTGCGAATGCCCCTGAGAACAACGCTAGCATTCAGCACTCCCGACGGTACAAACGCGTGGACCGTAGAGGACAGTTGAGACTCCTGCCCAGCAACGTTCGTCTCACTAATCGCATAGTAGAGATTCCGTGGACCGTTAATCGTACCGCCGCTTACCTGAATCTCCGGAACGACGGAGACCAGCGGGCGAGTGCCAAGAGAAGGTCCACCGCCGGACGGTACGAGAAAGCCTATCGACAATCGCACCTCTTGGCTACCGTCGGCGTTTTCCGCACTCTGCTCGACGATCGAATGAACTGGTTGGTCGTCCTCGTCCACCGTATCGCCAAGGAGCGGTCGAGGCTCACCGCTGGAGCAACTGCCACATCCGCCGCCAAGCGTTTGGACCTCAGTTTCCTGTCCGATGTACCAACCGTCGTCATGCACCTGCGCGCTGATTCTTACCTGTTCGCCGTTGAACGACGGGGCCACGCTCAGTACACGGAATGGACTTCGCAACATCCCGGCGCTCTCCACGTTGAGCGTGATGATATCCCCAGGCCGCAGGAAAATAGCCTTGACCGTGCTTTCAAACTCCGCGTACAAGTTGCCGCGCAGATTCTTTGTGAGGACCTTCCTGCAAACGCGGAATGCCTGGGCCTGACCGGTGACTCCAACCGCCGGCAGTTTCGATCTTACTTCCTGACCAACCCGGATCACATCGTCAACATCCACTAGCGAGTAAGTATCGGATATGTGATCGTTGATAGGATCCGTGAACTCCAGCGTCAGCCGGTTGGCGGTCTCGGCGTGACTCCGGGAGAACAGCCGCAGCGAGGGCTCGCCTCGCTGGGTCACGAGCACGCCGAATGCCCCTGCTGTGCCGTCTCCGAACTCGTAAGCTGGCCAGCCGCCGCTCAATGGAGCCGTGGCGTTGGATCCGAGCGGCAAGTCTGGTTGTTGTTCGGCTAAGGCGCCTTCGACGAGCAGTTCGAGCTTACCGGTGACGCCGTAGCGAAGCGTGAGGTCGCTTCCGATCTGGATCCCCCGGATGACATCGGCAACCGGCCGCGCCGTCCGCAACAACACGTTGCATTCGCCTCTTGCCGCGACGACTACATTGCCGGTGGAGTCCTGCGACGACAACAGTTCATCGCACTTGCCAGCCGCCTGCGCGAAACTGGCCAGATCGATCTCCTCTTCGCGGTAACCCGATCGCCGCAGTACGTCCAGCAACACCCACGCTGAATTACTCGTGAAGCTATCTCCAAGATACGATCCGGTAACATCATAAGTGGGCAGTATGATTCCTTGGACTAGGGCTTGTACTTTCGGTACCCCTGCGCGGCCCACCATCGAATTCGGAACCGCGATGGATAGCACGGCGATTCCGCCGTTCGGATCGCCTGCCGGGTTCCCCTCGCTGTCGGCGAAATCGAGATTGAAGCTTCCATTGCGTCCACCATGCGAAACCAGGTTGTACCAGCCTGTCGCGGTCATGTCGCGCCCTTGGATTCCGCGCGGAATTTCAACGTCCTCGACGAGCACCTTGATGACGCCCGCGATTGGGCCGGAACACAAGACCACCTCAATCCGATGGAGATTTCCATCCGATTGGGCGACGGTCACCAGACCGTCTGTCCACACAGTGCCGTACGCCAACGGAACAATGTCCGCACCGGCCCCGTCCTGCACATAGGGCGTCGAAACCGACACACCCTTGTCCCCATAGCCTCTCACGAACCTGCTTACCGGAACATACTGAAACCCGGCAAACCGGCGCGTCTCCCGTTGCTCGCTGTCCAGGTCATACATGCCCCTTTCGATGCAGTCCGCCTTTGTGTAGCTGCAGGACGCAAACGGACCACTGGCAGAGACGCTACCAACGCCGTTTGAAGCATCTGGCGAGTATCCACAGCCGAAGAAAGGTGAATAGCGGGCAGGCCCGCCTGAACCCGCTGCCAACATCCGCTCCTCAACCGTCCTTGGAAACAGCCAAGGACACCTCTTTTGGACACGCAACGTGGGCAAATGCGAGCGATATGCGCCGAGCCGATTCACTACGGACAAACGGATGCTCTTCTGGTCTGCGACATCTGGCGCATTGACCGTTCCACGTAACATGACCACGGACTGACACGCTTGCTCGTCTTGCACCAGGTCATAGACAACGAACCGAATGGTGATCTCCGCACCCTTCCACAATTGATTCGACGTTACGGAGGATAAGGTTTGATCGGCATTCGCCAGAAGAATGGTGATCCGCGGAACGAAGGCGGACTCGTCGCCGGCAATCGTCCGATGCTCCAACGCACTGTGGTCCAGCACACGCGCCTCATACTGGCATCCGTCGACGACCGCATCGTGCGTAGACCAGTAGAACACTTCTTCGGCGCTGATCCGGCATTCAAAGAGGAATAGCGGCGTGCCGGGCGACTGACGCTCTTTAATTAAACTCAGCTCTTCCACGTAAAGTTTCTCCTGGTCTGCCGCCCTAGGCTTCGACTGTCAGTTCACAATCGAACCAGTCTGGCCCGATCTGCGCTACTACGTAGCTGCCGTCCACGGTTTTTGCGCTCGAGTGCACGCCGCCGGCGGCTGCTGTGGGTTTATATGTCGACGGGAAAGGCTGGTTCTCCAACTGGAAGGCGCTCACTTGTATGCTAGCCCCGGGCGGGATTGCCAGTTCCACTCGGACCGGCCCTGGTTCGGATTCCAGTTCCGCTCCCAGGTATCCCTGCTTCCACTCGTCGCGCGCCTCCACTTCTTTCGAAGCGGTCTGGGAAGAAGTCTTCATGCTCAATGCGCAGATCGAAACAATCGAGCTTCTTAGGCAGCAACTCGCACAGAAGGTCCCGAGTCCGGTAATTTCGATATCTTGCCACAAGGACTGGCTGTTCATGCCCGAGTTTGTCACTCGGTGAATGCGCGTTCCATCCGCGGTCACTTCTTCCTCGTTCGTGACGCTCAGCTGCGGGTCATGTTGCCAAGGCGGATCGGCGGCCGACTCCGAGTAGCTTATTAGGTTGGATGCAGGTTCAAGAAACACAAACTCTGATCCTGAGCTGTTGACTGTGGCATAAAACGATTCAATTGCGCTGCACTCTTCTCGTGTGAGCCCCCGATACGACAATCGCCAACGGCGGCTAAGTGGGCGAATTCCTTCTCCTCGAATCACTCGCCCATTCCGCAATGCGTTGTTTAGAAAACGTCGTCGAATACTGCGCTCCACTCGGTACTGGACCGTGCATTTCGAAATTAACTGAGGCAAAAGCACTTGCTACTCCTGAACCTGAGCGATTGTAACCGTGAATTCGTAGCGATTAACGCCGCGGGCCTCGACAACTACCGATTCCGGTACAACCATACAGCTTTCGTGCATGAGGTCCGATACTGGATCTCGGAAAGTGAAATATTCCTGAGTTGCTACATGTTTGTCGCAAAACTGGGAGAATCGGGAGGCTTCCACTTCCGTCAGACCGATGTATTTGAGGCTCCACGAGAGAGGCGAAGCCTTTGTAATTAAATAGGTCTGGCTTCCGCCGCCCCAGAACGCGGCCTTCTTGGTCTGCGCTCCCCAATTCCTGCGTACCGGGTATTGGATCTGGGCGCCGCTGATTAGACTCGGAAAGTCTTCCATTGTGTTTCTCGCACGGCCCTAGTATTCAGTAAGTGACTGGCCCAGCACTCCGGACGTAAGCATCGCCTGCCGCACAGCCTCGGCAATGTCTTCTTTTCTGTCAAGGAAAGATCGCGCGTCCAGAGCTTCAATATGGACATCGATTCTCTGTCCAGGCGCAGGCGCCCGGTCAACCACGCGTGGCGTGCCGTCGAACTGTGTGTCTAGTCCGGATACTCGGCCGGCATTATCTGTAAGGCCTTCGACCACCTGCCTGGTGGGACGCTCGGTGTATGCCGCCCGTTCAAACTCGGCTAATGCGGCATGCTCGTCACGTCCTCTGAACCGATCGAGGAGCGAGAGAATGCTTGGAGTGATCAGATTTCGTCCGAGCGCTAGGGCTCCGAATCCGGTCCCAGCTTCATCGTCTGTCAATCCGCCCAAGCGTTCGCTAACCGATGCCCCAGCTGAACGCAGTGCACTGGTCAGTATCGCGCTCGGTGCCATTCCGGCCGTCGTGGGGTCGGGCGCTGACGCCGCCGCGTCCGTCGAGTTCTCGGACACTTGCTGCAATAGTCGTCCCGCCAACTCTGACGTGCCAAGCACTGCATCCCGCCCTTCGGTCGACCACGTCAGTATGCCCTCGGCGAGCGTACGGCTGGCTCCGGAGTTCCCTCCCAACTGCCTCCCTGTGTTCTCCATCTCCGCAACATACCCGGAAAGCAACGTCACCAAATCTTCACCACGCATGTTCCCTCATCCTTCGTTCTTCACGCAGTAGAATTCCGAACGCCTGCCATTGCAGCGTCGGTATCGATTCATCTACTTTCCGCCCACAGGCGCTCCAGAGACGGAACTCGTCCACTAGCGCCGTGCTGGTCGCGGAGATTTCTGTCTTCGGGCAGGAGCGAGCCTCCACGCCGTTCCGGCTCCAGACAGGCCGCCCATCGTCGTTCGCCTCGATTTGCAGGAATCCACATCGGCGCGCCCTCTCCCAGCCGCGCGCGCGGCAATCCTCGCAGTTCCACACGCCGTCCGAACTTGAGAGAAAGTGGAACGCGAGAATTAGTTTTTTTCTTCGCCTGGAGTCAAGCCAATGCACTGGGCAATCCGGCGAAGCATCTCGCTTGCGAGGGGCTCAGGAGCCCATTCCGCCAATTCATCCACCGCTACTTCCCGGCCGTCGACAACGAGCCCCTGCACCTGAACAACTCCCCATTTCAGGAATCGCTCTTCAATCCGAAGGCCGCTGACCTGGGCGCGGATCTGGTCGCTCCCCGACGAGCCCGCCTTTCCGAACTCCGCTTCCTGGTATAACTCGCGCAATTCCGAGAGCAGTGCGATGCGTTGTCGCAAAGTCATCTTGCGGACTCGGAACTCGACACCCGGGTATGCCTCCGATTCGAAACTCGCATAACTCGCGATATCCCGCTCAGGCGAATGCGATGTACAGCTCATCGTTATGGCTCCCTTGTGCCCTCGCGTCCCGTATTGACCACTCCAGCTTCGTCCGAGAATCCTCGAAGCTCGGCACTTCCGGAACGACACTCTTCATGTACACCCCGCACAATTGCCCGGCGGCGTCCCCCAGTTGGAACATAATCGGGAGCGGTTCTCTCACGCGGCTCGCGGCGAACAGTGCCGCCATATCGGCGGACGCGTTGGCGCTCAACTGGAGATCCAACCGCACATCCCTTGCGCCCGCGGCGATACAGCCGGCAACACCGGATCCAAACTCGCGTCGGCGGAAATCGATGCCATTCCGCAGCCGCACGCTGCCAAGAAGCACGTTGTAACTTTGTGTCCCCGTCGAACCAATCCAGGCCTGTCCGAGCGTGCCGGGAATCAGCTTCACGGAGCCCGCGTCGACGATGGGCTCTGGCGGAAACTCGCTCAGTCCGGCGATTCCGTCCACAAAGCTGACCGAGTCAAAGTAATTTCTGCCTTCACCCGCCACCGTCATTTCATGGAAATCGCCGTTGATGTTGATTCGAAGCTCTTCGAACCCAACCCCCGATACACCCCGCTGAACCGCCGCCAGTGGATCCCAATAGTCGTATAGCGTCAACGACTTCAGCAAGTCGCCAAGTGTGTAGGTCACCGCCCTGTTGAGCGGCAGTCCGCCGTACACATCGCTCGTGAACCGTGCATTCAGAATCACCGTGCTCGCGTCGGCGATTGCGTCCACGAATCGAACCTCGTTTCCGCAGGAAATCGCCTGGCCCGCCTCCAAGTCGTGCGGCTGGGCAGTCGTGAGCGTCAGTGATCCACCGTAAGAGTCGACACTGTTCGGGCCTGAGATCTTGACCGGCCCTCCGGTTACGGCCTGAAGAATCGGGTCCATTGCGGGAAACCCCGACTCCGCCTCCCATTCCGTTAGATAGCACGCAAGCTGGAGTATCGCGCTATGCCTGCCGTTATTCGGCGCACCCGGATACGTGCGGCTCCCAGTTTTGTCGCGCCGCTCTCCGGCGACTCTCCGTTCCTTAAGCCTGAACGAACTGAGTGGTAGCCGGTCTACCGCCGAAAACGCTGCGGCGGAGCCGAAGACGCTCTCCAACGCCCCATATACTCGGTTGTTGTTAGATCCAATGAAGCAACTCATGCTCTCACCCTCTAATTCCGTCTCACGTCAACAGTCAAAACGACTCTCGCTGTCTGGATGTACTGTGCTCCTCCGGTTTTCGCGGGTTCGACCTGGACCTCCCACGCGCCGCCGAAGTAACCTCCAACACTCCATTCACCCCGGTGTTCGCGGAGAACCTCGGTGATGGACAGCACAATCGCGCTGATATTCTCTGCTGTGTTCTCGAGTGCTGTATCGCTGACAGTAGCCTCGACGACAATTTCTGCCGTTCCGGAAATTCCCGAAAATTTCTCGCGCATGCTGTTCGTCAGTTTGCGGCAGTATACAGCGCAAATCGGAAACTTACACGTCGTATGCTTGCCAAGCAGGGCCAATGGTGCTTGGCCTCGCAGTATCGTCGCCTCGCGCCGGAGGGCGCCATTGCCTTGCGCCTCCGGCTGGTTTGCGGTCAATTTAGCCAATAGCCCGGAGGGTCCCTCGAAGATATCCGCCAGATGATGTGCGACCTCGTCGCCGGCATGAAACATAGTTACCCCCGAGTGAACATTCGGTTCCTGCGAAGCACGAAATCGATACCTTGACCTGGTTCGCTCGGCATCCCCGCGCCACTGATAACCGTACTGGCTTGGAAGGCCGATTCCGGATCCACTGCCACTACATTCTGCTTCCAAAGGGGCGTTCCCCCAGAGCCGGCGTAGACGTCATATCCCGCCACCCCGCTAGGCGCCGGTCCGGGAGCTAACGTGAAGCCTTGCGATGGCCCGACTTCGATAGCCGCATGTTCGCTCAATGCCCCCGATTCGCCAGACGCGCTGACCCATGCGAGAGCGACAACGTAGGCGCCGCTGCCTATCGGGATCTCATTCGTCTCCAACCCCGCTATCGTGCCCCTCGGGATTGGATCGTAAACGCAAGTGATGCCTGTGTCTGTGTACTCCTCCCACGACGTCGACGCCAGATCGCGGAAGTGTTCGTACTTCTTGCCGTACCGGTCGTTTAGCGATCGGTAGTAGGCGTCCGAGTACATCAGTTGAAGCGTATAGAGCGCGAACCATCGCTTCAGGCCGTCGTTAACCGTGATTCGGTCTAGGCGCGGCATATTGTTCGTCGTGCCCAGTCTGGCCTCTAGACCGTGGTTCACGACGAATTGCAGGATCTTGAGTTCGCAATCTCGTTGCGCGAGGTCGAGTTTGTGATAGATACTGATTCCCTCGGCACGGGCGACGTCGGTTACTCCACTGTCAACCTGCACCAGTGCTTCCACGCCGGAGACCAGTCCGTCCATCAGCAGTGCCATAGCGTTGCCCCTCTCTTGTTCGTGCCTTTACACATGGGTCCCGTCCGCCCCGCCTCCATCGCCACCAACCACAAAGTTCCTCGGCGTCGGCAGTTCTGCGCGCCTCATCCCGGCCAAGAGACGGCGGCGTTCGCACCTTATTTCTTCGTCCGTCGACAGCCGCGCGGCTCCGTCCACCAGAAGCTTTGCGGCCGTCCTGCGGTCGGCTTCGGATACGCGTCCGCTCACCCCCCCGTTCGACGTGTCAAGACTTGTTACCCACACACACTCCGACCCCAACTCTCGCTCTAATTCGCGAATTTCCCGGTAGTACGCTTCGATGTTCATGGGTCGCCGTCGCTCCTTTGATTCCGTTTGTAGGGACGCCGCCCGAAAAGCGGCGCCCCATGGCGTGAACGGCTAGCTGCGCACTACGACGGCATGGTTGTTGCGCAGAACTCCAGTCCCGTAGAGCACGTCGACGGTGAATTGCTGCGACAACGTGTTCGGCTGGTAGCTCATAACAACACGCATGCCGAAGTTACCCAGCTCCGCATACTCCGCGATGGCTCCCGTGCCGGGAAGCGGCTGCGGCAACCGCCGCATGACCAGCCCGAGCGCGTCGGTCGCGAACGCCAGGTTGTGGGTCGTTGTCGGCGTGCTGCCGGTCTTGGCGACGAACTGGGAGCGGAACACGAAGAAGTTCTTCATTCGTCCAACGGCTCCGTCGATCAGGGCGCGCAGGCCGGCTTCGCCCGCCGTGTTGTACTCGCTGAACCGGGCGATCTGCCGGACTTGCGAGTAAGCATCGCCGTTCAGAATCAGGTACCGCGGAACCCGTGCGGGCACCTTCGCGTTGAAAAGCACTGTCTCCGCCTGGTCGATGAGCGGCTCAGTAATCGACACCCCGCCTGAACCGAGCGGCGCGTTGGCGCTGAACTGAGCATAGCTGGCCAACAGGTCCGACTCGATCTTCTCCGCAAGCGCGATTACGGCGGGTTGCATGTACAGTCGGAGCAGATCCGGAACCGCGAGCACTTTCGTCACGTCGGGAATCTGGAACGTTGCCTCGGCATGGGTGTTCAACACGATTTGCGCGTTGCCCAGCGTCGGATTCTGAGTCGTAACGGTGCCGCCCTCAGAGATATTGTTCGCCACAAGAGCGGGTGGAATCGGCACGTTGATCGTGTCCCCGGCTTGTGCGAGCGACGGTTCGAACTGACGGTTCACCAGGTTCCCCATCACCAGGTTGCCCATCAGCGACGGCAGTGCGTCTGCGGCAACAAGTTTGACAATGGCCTGCGCCACGTTGGCTGATGTAATCATTGGCATGTAATACTCTCTCCTTTGTTTTCCTCACATCGTGACGGTGTCGAATCCTCGCGACACCAATTCCGGCAAGCGGCGCCTCCCATTGCCTCAGCAATTGGCGGCTATCCGCCGCGTTTCATAACGTGCGCTTTCGTTGGGCAATGATACGTACAACGGCCTCTCTGGCCCGTCGCATCGCCGCGGCGTCCATACCAGGGCGAATCTCATCGAGATCGCACTCCTCGGAAAGCTGAACGGTCCGGGCCGGAACGCCCACACCTGGAGTCCGCCGCGCGGGCATGAGTTCTGGGTTTTCACCGACGAACGACCGCAGATACTGTTCGGCCGGCATCGCCTCGCCACCGACGGCGGCAGTCCAACCTCCATCGCCTTGCTGCACAATATCGTCCCGGACGGCGCGCAACGCCAATTCGATGTTCGCCACGCCCATCGATCGCATCTGCTCCCTGACGTATGCGTCCCGATCCTGTTTTGCCTTCTCGTTTCTCAGCCGCTCGATCTCCAGCCGGCTCGAGGCCAGCTCCTCGCGCAGCGCCCGGACTTCCTCGTCCACCTCGGGTTTCCCGGCGACACGCCCTTCTGCAAAGAGCGCTTCTAGCATCGGAGGCAGAGCTCGCCTCAACTCCGACTCAAATGCTGGACCAAACGCTCCGTCCAGCGCGGCTGGACGACTCCCTGTTTCATGTTCCAGCCCCACCGTCCCCGCGCCGCCCGCTGGCGCCGCGTCCACGCCGTCGGTACTTTGAGTCACTTCTTCGTCTGGATGCACGCCTCACCTCATGCTGCTTCAATCTCGTTCACAATCTTGTCTTTTACCTCTTGCCGCATGTCGCTTAAGAACTGCAGCGCCAGTTTCTTGTACACCTGTTTCTCGAGCGTCCGCGAACCGATGTTCATGGCCAGTAGCCGCTCTGCGTCCGATATCTCCGTACTGAACTCCCCTATATCGAACTGATCCATCCCGGATACGTCGATCACGGCTCCGTCGCGCCGCGCCAGCATGATCAATTGCAGAACAAGCTGCAGAGTCCCCTTGACCCAATCCCCGTACGCCCGCAGCACTTCCTGAGTTACTTGAAAGTCCCGCTGCTTGCTTAATCCGGACTGCTTCACTCCTGTCCCACCCCACCCTGCTTGATAGGACAAATGGCACACCCGGAATATCTCGGCCTTTAGGCGCTCCAAGTTGTCGGCCG